TTAAAATGCCAACTTTTCATTCAGCATCTCTACCTGTTCGTGATTCATCTCTTCTATCCATGCGGCATAGACTTCATAAACCATCTGCGCGTTTTCATGCCCCATCTGATTAGCAATAAAAGACGGGTTAGCGCCTGCGGCTAATAACCAGCATGCGAAAGTGTGCCGTGTATGGTACGGATTGCGGCGGCGAATACCAGCACGTTTTACAGCAGAATTCCAACGGTCACCGATGCTACTTAAAGAGTAATACGGTTTTTGCTCTCCTTTACTGACCCTTGGCATAAATACGAAATGTACTCTCTGACGTTCTGTATGGCCGTATTCGCGGTGATGATAAACGATTTCAGTCTTAGGATGCTTTCCTGTCAGTTTTTGTTGCGCTGTCAGGGCATCAATTGCCGGTTGTAGCAGTGCGACTGTGCGTATCCCCGCCTCAGTTTTCGGAGGACCAAACATACCTAACGTATTCAGACTTCGTTTAACACTGACAGTTCCTGCCTTAAGATCTATATCTTCCCATGCAAGAGCCGCAAGCTCACCATGTCTCAATCCGGAATAAACAGCGAATTGCCACAAGTTTCGCCTCTGTCCTTCATTGAAATGCATTAATTTATCGAATTCAGCACGAGTGAGGGGATCAGGCTTAGTCTTACTCTTCTGTAGTTTTTTTATCCCTTCAAAGGCTTTTTCAGAAGTGAAACCAGAACGATGAGCAAAACGCAAAAGGGCGCACAGTAAAGATACATAGTTATCAACCGTTCTTACGCTTCGTCCAACTTTGTTTGTTCGGATCTCAAGAGAGTACATCGTTTGTCCCTCCAGTAATTCTGTTCGATATTTTAGAACATCGTTATGTGTGATATCTCTTATAAGTGTTTCAGCGCCAACTATTTTGGTCAGAGTTTTCAATTGCGAGCCAGTTTTACGGTAGGTATTAGCACATAACTCAATTCTTCTGTTTTCTAGCCAGGTTGTAACCAATTCACTGAATGAAGTGATTTTGTTTGAACCGGTTGCGGTTAATACGGCACTGCTGGAGTCTGGGAATCGTACACTGTAGTTAAATTCACCAAGAGAAATCTCACTGACGACAAGCATTCTGAATTGGCCTGCTTTTTTTATATTTGCAGGGGTGGCGTACCAATCCTTGAGTAACTCACGGCAGCGCTTACCTTTGTACATGAACCAGATGCGAATTCTCCGACCGCGTAATTCCACACCTAGAGGTAAGTCTGCCATTTATGCTTCCTGAATCATTTGATTGATTTTTGGGTAGTTGTACCAGGTTATGCCTCGCGAGGTTTTAATCCCTTTAGGGAAGTGCCTTTTAAAATGCACGCCTTCAACCCAGCAGCCTTGTCTATATTGTTCAATTTGACGAAGGCCTAAACCTGTATTTGCGGCTAGTTTTTCTGCAAGAACCCATTCTTCGTTAAAAATTACCTGTGCCATAGGTAGCTCCTAACCGGCGAAATTATATCTTCGCCGGATGCGTTATTTTGATTATTCAAAATCAGTTATTGGTTTGTGCCGGTAGGTTCCGAAGCTTACGAAAACCATTCATTGCCGTGGCTACATAACTGGCTGAACGATTGACGACCTCAACAGTGACTTTCATGCCGTCTACCGATACGGTGTAGTTGGTTCGTGATTTCTGCCTGCCGTAGTTCCCGAATTTTGCATGATGGGTTGCCAGGGCTATTTCACATGCGCGACTTCCTACTGGTGATTGTTTACTGCGATTAATCAGGCGCATATTCACCTCACACAAATACATCAACAGGGTCGCCGGCGGCGCGAGCGTTATCATTAGCCTCGCGTATCAGGCCGAGCACATAGCCAACCGGATCCCAACTGGACAGGATAGCGTTAAGCTCTTTCTTGCTGTGCCAGCTGGTTAGGCGCTTTTGCAAAGCTGTTGCACAAGCACGAATGTTCACGCGAGTAGGCCCAGCCATTTTCATGCAGAGGCTTAGCGTCAGCAGCAGGTCTGAATACTCATTAGCAGCTACACGTAAGGCTTCAGGATCAATACTGGCTTCGAGTTCAGGTAATCGATGTTTGATGCTCATATCCACTCCTTAAGCGGGAGGGTTTCCCCTCCCGTAATGGTTATCTAACGTATTCAGGTTTCATATCGTCCAGGGTGATACGGAACCCGTCATAGAGTTCGTCACCGATATGACGTTTAGCGGCATTCAGAGTGGCTTCTGCTTTAGCGAAAAGCGCTGATGCTTCAGGTTCGCCTGGATTAGGTAGGGCGTTGATTGCTGTTTCGACCTTGTTACGGTGATCAACCAGGTAATAACGTTTCACAGCTTTATTCTTCAGCTCAGTAAACAGGGCGTTACCGAGCGTGGATTTATGAGATTCAATTTCGCCGCGTATTTCACTTGCTACGGCTGCAGTGTCAGCCGCGTCTATACGGTCACGGAACTCATCAGCTAGGATGTCGATATTCTGGGCCGATTCCTGTGCGCTACTGGTGGTTGATACAGCGCTGCTGGTGATTTCTTCCATGGATACTTTTGTCGCTGAAGCTGGATTCACAACTTTCTCTTCACGCTCATCAATTTCATCAGCGGTATAAACACCGAGAATCACATCAGGGCAGTACAATCTGGCCCAGCGTTTAACGGCAAGGTATGCCAGCTGCTGGCGCGGATCGCTTGCCCAAAGCGTTGAGTTGCGCACTTGAGCCTGAGAGAGATGCAGCTCTAATACTCTGGGCTCAGATTCGCCATTAAAAGTAGCCCAAGCTCGAACGCCTACCCCCGCTTCGTCGTTTAGATCCCAACCCGGAGCGATGTATTTCTTCCCATCTCTATTTTGTTTCTCTACAAAGCGCCCAACAATTCTTTCCCACGGACCAAACCACTCAAAGTTAATACGGTCTTTCGTTGGAGCCATTCGAGTAACCACTGCATTGACAAGCTGTGCTTCGTAGCCAAGAACGCCAGAATTACCAACAATGAATGTTTTCTGGGCGACAGCGAAGGGGTCCATTCCCCAGCGGGCAGCCTGCATAACAACAGCCATACAGGCGTCAGGTTTTTCTCTGAAATGCGCGGGGACAAAGTTTCCACTGTTGGCCATAACTGCAGAGATTTTCAGAAGACGATCGAACAGGTCGCCGTTAGTCAGAATTGAGACGTTATCGATCATCTGAGTTTTGTTGTCAGCAGTAGCAATTGAAGTAGTCATTAGTCGTTTCCCCTTATGCCTGACCGCGCAACGCTTCTAAGCGACGCACATCAAAATCGTTGAGTTCTTCTGAATAGTCTTCGGTAATCGGCGCTGGCCACTCACCCGTATCAAAGCCGTTCGCTATCGCCCGCATAGATTTACGGTACTCGAGCATGCCCAACTCCAGCAGTTCGGCTGATGCCTCTATGATGGCTATCCAGTGGTAGTTTTCGTCTTTGTTAACGAATATCCAGAAGAACTGATCCAGAGCAGCTGTTTCGCAGTACATGGCAGCACTCAGGTGATAATCGCGCTCGATGATTTCCCGGTGGAGCTTAGCCCGCAAACCTTCCTGCTTGATGTTCCACATGCTGATGGTTTTCAGGTCAGCACCGATACGTGCGCCCATATCGATTTCGAGGTCAGGGCGGACACGGATATCTAAACCGGTTTCTTCATCAATACCGAAGTAACTGACTTCAACGGCTCTGCTCGGATGGGTCAGCAGTTTTCCGGCTGTAGGGTGGTTTAATAGCGCTTTCTGGATTGCATGCGCTGTACTCAATTGCTGACGAGTTACCAGAATTTTGCCTTCTGGATTCTCACGCCAGGCATCCAGTAGTTCGTCAGCAAATACCGAGTCAGGTTTGACCGCTTTTAATGACAGAATCAGGTCAGTTTTGGTACCCGATACTTTCAGCGGCTGCTCTTTCTGTGCTTCCTGGGCAACTAAATCAGGATTGATGATTGCCAGTTGCTCGAGCAAGGTGTCACGGCTGCCACTGGCTTTAACCTGAGGTGGAAGGGTGGCGTTGTACTCTTTGATACAGGCTTTCATCGCGGCTGCTGTTTGCTTCTGGCCTTCTTCAATACGCTGGAACTCTGCCAGCAATGCCATATAGCTCTGTCCGGTTTCTTCTAAAGAAGATCCCAGTGCAACCTGAGGTGGAAGAGTGGCGTTGTGCTCTTCAATCAGTGCCTTGATATCGTCAGCGCTGAGCAGAGAAGGTAGTCCAGCGTTATATTCATCGATAGCGGCGCGAATTGTCGCTGTGGTGGTAAATGCACCCTCTGGAATTTCAGGCTCAACACTGAATTCCTGATACAGCGATTCAGGCTGCAGTGCTAGGGCATGCACCAGGTTTCCCATATCCAGCACCTTAGAGCGTTCTTTCTGAATGGTTTTCTCAACATGACGGGCGTTGAAATACATCGGAGATACGCGAACGTCTTTAACCATCGTTGAGCTAACACCGTTCGCAGCGTGATAGACCTCGTTCGGGAGGCCCTCATAACGCCCTGGTTCGAAGTATTCCGGCCATGCTGGTTCCGGTGCTGATTCAGTCTGTATTTCTTTTTTAGTTACAGTGTCACTTGTGGTTATTGGTTCAACACCTAAACTCGGTTCTACTTCTGCATCAGTCGGATTACTCGATGAGGAACCGCAATCTGAACAGTGACCGCCACCGATAGCTCCGCATGACATGCAGACAACGTTATTTACGGGATCTGTTTGCGAACCAGCTGCATCAACGCTTTCGCCCGCTGATAACGCAGTATCAGTTTTGTCTTCGATTTGGACAGTCTCTTCCATCGGCACATTGTTGGCGTTCTCCGCTTCTTGTTTTACGACTTCATTTGAGGGGCTGGACACCAGGCCTTCGATTGAGAATACGCCTGTACCGAGGTTTTCTATTTTCGGCTGTAAGGCTGCTTCCTCAGCTCGGCGACGGGCACCTTCTTCCCGAACTCGCTGCAAATTCTCTTCGTGGGTGCAGAATGTCTTGCGGGGGTTTTTATCCAATTTTTGAGCGGCTGGGTCACTGGCACCTTCTATGCCTTCGCCACGCTTCGGCACAATCTCCCCGCGAGCAGCGGCTAACATCTCATCAACTGACTCCCGAGTTACCTGCGCAGCAGCAACCATTTCTGTACTTGGCTTGTCGTGCTGATATTCAGTCAGGCTGGTCGTTATGTACGTTTGCAAGCTGGCTGGAGAAAGGTGAACGCCTTCATCTGCGCCACGGATAAGGGCAAAAATAGCCGCACGGGAATAGTCCAGAATACCGGCGCAACTGCGCAGGGCTGCGGACCACTCTTTAAATGGATTTTCTTTCTTCTCAATGATTTCTTTGGCACGGCGGTGAACGGAACCAGGGATGCTGTAGATATCGAAATCCGGCGCCATAGTTGCTGCCGCAATTTCGACATCCAAAGAATCAAGAGTGTGTGCACAGTCAGGATTTCGGTCGGTTTTATTCCCGCCCCCAGCATTCGTGCCTTTATCGGTACGCTGGATTGAAGAAACACGCTTACCGGATTGCCACTCCTTCACCAGGAGTCCACGGTCAACGTGGGGAGTGTCGATCCAGATATTGATAAAACGGCACAGAAGGCTGAGTTCTGGCGTCTTAGCATCAATAGGGAAGACGTTTTTTACCGCAGAAGTCATTAGCCACAGGGCGTAGTCCTTCATGGTTTTCAGTGATGACTCATTCTCTGAAGCAAGGATCAGATTCTGCACATAAGCATTATCAGTATCCATTTCAGCAGCAAGCATTGCTTTTTTCTGCTCGTTATCAATGTGGTATGCATATTCTTTATCGGCCAGGAACTGCGCTACAACGCGCTGACGGAATGGCAGAGTGCAGACACTCGTCATTACGGGCATATCCCGGGTGCGGAACTCTTCAACCTGAGCTGCTGCTTTTGCTTCTGCATCGGATTGAGTGACGACGCCTGCATTACCGGTTTCGTCTGGCTTCACTTCGACAGTTTTCACAATCGGCAACCAGGTGCGGTTATCATCGCTGAGTGCATAGCGATCGCACCAAGTGAAATCAATAACGCCTTCTTCCGGAAGATCATCGACAACAGGGAAATTAGTGAGGGCTGGAAGCTGGTAGTCATGGCCGCGACCAACTTCGATGCCATTATCTTCAAGGATGATCTGAACACGTAACTTGGCACGGGCTTCAGTTTTTTCGCTGAACCAGAAAAAGCCAGATGGCTTTCCTGATTTCTGACTTGCCTTGATTAAATTGGAAAATTCCATGGTGAATCCTCAATTTCAGGTGATAGAATCCCCGGGCCATTGTTAGCGCCCATTGGGGTTCGTACTTTGGTTTTGGTAAAAACTCCGGTGTAACTTTGGTCGGTACCACCGGACGTATGGCCAGCCTTGCGCTGGCTAATGCGCTATCCTTCGTGAGCCATCTGATCGTGACTGGCGCATTGCTTTGAACAGTATTCTTTTTCCTTTCTGGACAATTGAGCGCCAGAGCGATAAAGCAGGGTTCTTTTAACTTCCTTTCCCTCTTTCACTGATTTGCTACAACTGTGGTAACCGCATTTCTTTTCCACTTCTTAACCTCACATTGTTGCTAGTAGTTCACCGCCGCTGATAATGCCTTCAACAGGAAAACATTCACCGTTAACGCGCTGCTCTACAGCTGCCTGCTCACATTGTTCCTGGCTGTCGTAAACACCGAGAACAACATCCTGAAACTCACCATTGGTCATGCCGATGGTTAGCACTAAAGCGAATAGCGTATTCATCAGTGCGTACCAGCCGGAACCAGATCCTGTTCAACACTGCGTGATGCGAAAGGGCGGCGAATATTACGCAGGTTTCCATGCGGTTCGTGCCAATACGTCTTGTCGAGATAATCAAAAGATACGAGCCATGCGGCACCAGTGCGTTGGTTGCGCATTGGAACGGCGCGACCGTCATTAGGAATTAAATGGTTTTTCATATCATCCCTACCTGTTAACATTTAACTGATTGATATTTATTCGATATGTGAATCCCCATGTCGCTGTTAAATTACGCGAAATAAGAACCACGCCAGGCCTAACACAATCACACCGACAACTGTTATCAAGCCGAACATCTGAATATGTTCGAGCCAAATCTTTTTTAGTGAACTCCGATATTCTTTCTTGGTTGTCAGGTTTATCGCTATGCCGAGGAGGAAAATTCCAACGAACGCCAACGCATAAATCTTCAAGCCTATGATTAATTCTTCCATCTAACCCTCTGCCCTTATCGCCAGGCTGGCGGAACGTTGACCCGAGTATTCGCGCTAATTTATTGGTAATAACTAAGCGGGTTAACTCTCGTCCCGCTAGTGTTGGTTTGTTTTGGTGAGTTAATTTAAAACTATAGTTGTTTCTCAGTCAACAACCATTGTTGTTTTTATTTATTATTAAGATTGTTTTTTGGTCTTTTAGTTGTTTTTTAAGGTGTTTTATTTTTGTGAATACAGTCGAATTTGCTGTGTGACAGAGTGGTCTGGTTGAAATTTAACCGATGTATTGATAATGGGTTTAGATGAAGAGCGGGTGGATATGATGATTTGCGCAATAGGCATGAGGAGGGGCTGGGGAAAAGTTATTGGGGGGGCACAAAAAAGCCGCTGGGGAGCGGCTGGGATAACGAAATTCAATATGCGAATTATTAAGTTGTTAAATTAAGGCCGCGGAAAATGATCAGGGGAGTAATACCGAATGAACCAGATGGTCTACCCATCAATGCGCGCATCATCAGGAGTATACCTTCCATCCCGTTCTTCAAGTCGTTTGTGACTAATGGGTATGGAGCATCAGGATTATCAAATTTATTATCGTCAGCATATGCATCAACGATACAAAGAATGTGCCACTCACCCGGAATAAACGGGCCGTATTTCAGAGAAACATCACTAAGAGTTGTTATTAAATTCGCTGGCTCTACTGACATCCAACTAAGGTTGCCACATGAATCGGCAAAATCTATATGTGCTGTAAGAGGTAATATTTTTATCATTTCTTCAGCATCTTCGAGTCCAGATAACTCATTTTTCAATGCATTTTTTTCGTTATTGTTTTTACATTGCTTTATCTCGTTAGCTTTGATCTTCTTTGCTATTGGCATACATAGATGCACCATCTGAGCATCAAAAATCTTCATCATTCCTTTTATTAAAACTATATCGCCAAGCCTTGCTTCATTCAGACTATTTTTCATTGCCCCTGTTTCTGATAGCTTATCTAAGAGGTTTAAGGGGATGCTCCAAGTTGAATCAAAGGATCTTTCTTGTCCGCGAGACCATGCATCTGAAGTATTTAAACGACCCCCGATGATTGGCAACCCAGCCTTTATCTCTTTTAAATCCTTCTCAGATTCTAGAGCTGTTTGTTTAACATTACTCAAAACACCAGATTCAAATAACTGCGCGGTTAAAGCGCTAATTCTTTCTTTATCAACATAAAAATAATCAAATAGTGAATCTGTGCTTTGTGAGTCTTGAGCCATCCGTTTGTTCCTCTCTGATTTTTTGTTTTTCTTCAGCAATTTTTTTTTGCTTAGACTCTATTTCGTCATAAATTTGTTGTAAGTCATCAACTTCCACTTTTAGCGGGTGCTCATTGACCTTTTTAATCAATCGGCGAATCATAGCAAAATCTCCAAAGAGGCTGTCCGTATGATTATGTTGTCTTCAAAGATCTAATGCAACGTAGATGGGTAAATAATCATCAGTTATTACCGAAATATGTAAGTAATAATTGCTTTGTTTGAAGGCATCACAAACCTATAAAAAGAAGTTGTGAGCCCTTCCGGCGACTCACCGAGACGTTGCATACCCGCCAATGATGAACCATGCAATAAACACTATCGCTGCGACTATGATGGCAGCAGGAAACAGGTATCCGATTTTCATTGTTTTCTCTTAGTCGTTTGGTAATGCGCTGCTGCGATTACCACAGAGTAGAAGACCAGAACATGCGGCCAATAATTTCAACATCAGACAGTTGATGCTCTTCATCAGGATGCTCTTCGCTGTTGTAGCTGCGTAGACTTATACGATCCGGACCTACACGGTAAAGCATCTTGAGGCGTTTCCATCCCTCTTGATTGACGGCGTATATCTTGCCATCCACGATGCGTTTATCATGGCAGTTAATCGCCACCGTAGAGCCATCAGGTATAAACGGCTCCATGCTGTTACCAACTGCAGGGAAGCATAGAACGCCAGAACCGTCTGTACTGGCACCTATTCGGCGTAGAGTTGATTTTGAGAAGCGAAGCTTAAAGCCGTTATAGTCTTCATCGTGAACCCGTCCATCACCGCAAGCAAATTCTATGTCCTTTAAGAAGGGCACTTCCACCTCATCATCGGGTAACGGGGTTTTGCTATCCCATGCATCTACGGTTCCCCATTGACTCTCATGGGGAATGGAACTGTCTGCAGTAGGTGTGCTCATCTGCCCTTTTTCTTCAGACAGCCACTCAGGACGAATGCCAAGCACCCCTGCAATCTCTATTAGCTTTGTGGAGGTTTTGGCTGATCCGTTTTCAATTTTTTGTATCGCAGCCTGACTTATCCCAACTTTTTCACCTAAAGCTTTTTGGGATAATCCTGCCTGAAGCCGCGCCATCTTAAGCCTTTCGGCGAGTGTTTTTTTCATATCCACAATTTACAACTTCGGTTGTTAGTAAGCAAACAATCATAGTTGTTGCAAGGTAAACAACTATGGTTTTATACTGACCTTCGTTAACAACGGAGGTTTTTATGAATGATGCAATTAAAAACGCCATTGCCTTGCTAGGTTCTCAACAAAAACTTGGCTCAGCCTGTGGTGTGTCCCAGCAAGCCGTTTATAAGTGGCTTCATAACAAGGCCAAAGTAGCACCCGAGCAAGTTGTTAGGGTCGTTGCAGCTACTAATGGTGAGGTCAAAGCTCACGAAATCAGGCCGGATCTGCCCAGTCTCTTTCCTCACTCAGATAATACAGCCGCTTAATACGGTCTGTAGAGATAAAACTCATGCAATCACTTTTATTTCAAAATGATAACACCCAGTTTCAGCGGAAGCTGATTTCTAAAAATCAATCGGTGTTCACGCATCGTGGTGCAATTAAATTCTCGGTAATTCGTGAGGCCATGAGCGTTTGGCAGGATAGTTTACCGGGGAAATCTCAGGAAACTATCACTACGCTGATCGTGACTGAGTGGCATCGACGGGGAGGGAAGGGCTTAAACCTTTCTGGCTCGCTACAGAACGCGAAACAAAACTTATTCCGCTGGATCGATAACCCTCGCAACTCTGAAAAGTATGAGCGTTATGTATCGACCCTACTACCCGTTATCGCTGATGTTATGCCTATTGAAATAGCACGTCAGTATGGACTTAAACAGGGTATGACGGATGCGGAGCTGGTAGCGAGTGCAGTGAAGGAATGCAGTGAAGCACACCATGCAAAATTGATGGGTTTACCCATCGAGAAGCTTGAAAAGGAAGTTCGCGAAGCAGCAGAAGCATTGCTGAAATTATTGCCAATAGAGTCTATGGCGCAAGTGGTCAGTGGATTAGTGGTTATTGTTCCGGGGTTGATATGACGGATTTAAAAAAGGTGAAAGTCGGACTGCGCGAACAGTACCGACCTTCGGTGGAATTAACTGGATCAATTCACAGGACTAAGTATGTCAAATGTCGCTGAGATTATCAAATTTCCTGCGTCTGAAAGGGCGCAAAGGGAGAGCAATATGGCTGATCTGGAGAGTGGCTATTTACGTTTAGCCAATCAGATCCAGGATGCCTTGTGTATCGTTGAGTTATCGGGACGTGAGTTTCGTGTGCTGAACAGCATTGTTCGCCTTACTTACGGATGGTCAAAGAAAGAGGACCGGATCACCAATAGCCTCATTGCAGATAAAACCTCACTGGAGGTTAAGCATGTTTCTGAGGCCGTTCTCTCACTGGCAACCCGCAGAATTATTCTGATTAGGCGTATAGGTCAGACTCGATACATCAGCATCAATACTGATCTTAATAAATGGGCTTACACGAAACCAAAGTGTAAGAAATGTGCCGTGATTACGGCTGAGGCAAAATCTCAGGATACCTACAAATTAGGGATAGTTATCCCTGAAAACAGGGATAGCAAAAACGAAGGGGAAACCATCCCCGAAAACAGTGAAAACTATCCCCAAAAACAGGGATTGGTATCCCCGGAAACAGGGAACACCAAAGACATTCTTTCAAATACAGATCTAAAAGATAACCCCCCCTTTAATCCCCCCGAGGGGAAAATCAAGTTTGACCCTTTGAGTATTTCGATCCCCGAATGGCTGGATTCGGTTGCATGGACCGAGTGGGTTACTTACCGCCAGAAATCTGGGAAAGGGATTAAAACCGAACTGACGGTTACAAAGTTATTTCGGTTACTTAAGGGCTGCCTTGACGAAGGACATAACCCGGTCGATGTGATTGATTCAAGTATCGCCAACGGCTATCAGGGATTATTCAAACCCAAAACCCCCACAAAACCCGTAACCAAACAGGGAGATCTGCAGCATGCAAACAATTCCGGAGAATCTGACGCTGTTCAACGTATCCGCGCAGAGCGTCGACGCTGGGAGCGTGAGCGCAGAGAATCAAGCGTGGGAGCTTTGGGAGCTGATGGGGCAAATCTACGCGAACCGCTGGACCCAGAAGAACGGGGACAGGCCAACGAAATTATGGATCACACAGGTTGGAAGCATGACCTCTATCCAGATAACTAACGTCTGTAAATCTTGTATAGAGCGATGCGCTGCGGGCAATAGCTGGCCTCCAGACTTAGCTGAGTTTATCAGCCTTACGGCAGAGGTCAGTGGTGGACGGCTTAATCTGACAGTGAAAAACGTAATTGATGAGTTGAAACGCTGGCGGAATGAGTCTTATAAATATGGTAGCTCTGAACAGTTTCCATGGCGGCACCCTGTTCTGTATCACATTTGCATTGAGATCCGTCGCATTGGAGTAGAGCGAAAACTTACAGCAACAGAGCAGGAGAGGTTAGCGGGAACCCTTCTCCAGCGCTGGGAAAAAAAAGTGGCCACAGGTTTCTCGGTACCGCCGATTCGCCGACAGATTTCAGCCCCTAAGGCTCCTGCTGGACTTACACCAGCCCAGGAAATGATGGCGGAATATCAGCGTCGCAAACAGCAAGAGATGACAAAATGACAATTAATTTTGAAAGTTTGACCATAAACCAGTTAGCTGCGTGCAATGCTGAACTTCAAAGTAAATACCAAGCTGTAGTTGATGAATTAGATCAGGTATCGAATGAGAATACACAGCTGAAATTAGCACTTACAACTGCCATGGAGTCAGTGACAAATTCGCTTCATGTCCTACGTGTCGAGACAGAGCGAAGTAATGCGCTGGCAGTTGAAAATGCACAGTTACGTGCGGCTATTGAATTCGCTACCGCCCCAGATATGTGGGTAGAACAGCATGACGGAATGCTCGATTATCGTTACACAGAGTGGTACGTCGATGTGCTCAATACTGCACTTGAAACCCCGGTTACTGAGGCCGCTATTACTGAGATTAAAGCTCAGGGCGTTGAGGATTTTGCAAAACTCATGCATGCAGACATTTCAGAGTCAGATGCTCTGGAGTTCGCCCAGCAATTGCGCAAGGAGTCAGCCATTCATGAACAGTGAAAACCAGCAAAAGATAATTGCGTTCCTCCAGGAACATAAAACGGCATCGGGTCGTCAGTTAGCAGAGGTTCTAGGGCGTGATAGCCGGTCTGCATGGAATATCCTGATGCACCTGTTACGCAGAGAAATTATCACCCATTGCGGTACCGGAGTGTGCCGTGAGCTCAAGTTGGCTCCAAACTGGGAACGTCATATTTGTCACCGTAAAACAGAGCCACGGCGTAAACCAGCGACACCTGCCATCACAGAGGTTTGCCGTCAAAACTGGCGGGGTTATGAGGTTCATCAAATTTTCGGGAGTGCGAAACCATGAGCGATAAAAATAAAGCAACTAAAGAGCGCGGAGTGATTTTTAACGCTGAAATGGTTAGAGCAATTCTTGCTGGCCGTAAGACTCAGACTCGCCGAGTGATGAAGGTACAGCCAGTTTTATGTGGGCGGTTCTATGAAGTTTATGGAACCGAATGGAATGAGGGGGTTAAATTTGTTCCCGCCATTCCTGGTCATAGCCTTTCAGCTAACTGCCCATTTGGCTCTGTCGGTGACCGCCTGTGGGTGCGTGAGACGTGGGCTGATGCCCCAGCTTCAGCGATAGGATTAACGCTGTACAGAGCTAATTATCCTGAACACGTCCCATCACATTGCGACTTCATTCCAGCGGCTAAAAATATCCTTTGGAAGCCGTCAATCCACATGCCGCGCCGGGCTTCCCGAATAACTCTGGAAATTACCAGTGTCCGTGTCGAGCGGCTAAATGATATTAGTCAGGAAGATGCTCAAGCTGAAGGAATGGAACTTACTGGGTGGCGACCCGATAGCGGAGGTGATTTCCAGACCCCATACGATAGTTTTGTCGAGTTATGGCGATCCATCTATGGTGCTGGAAGTTGGCTATCTAATCCTTGGGTATGGGTGATCGAGTTTAGAGCCCTAAAGCTTGCACTATGAGCGATAACACCGAAACTGTGTGGTCAGTAGAAGTGGCAATGGCTTTTTTTTCAGTAGATCGCGCCGGGTAATTACCGGCGCACCATCAGCATAGACTCAAGCATCATATGTATTGGATTAAACTCGACCTGGCCGCGCTGTGGCGCAGGGCAAAACCTAATCGAAAAGTCCGCTATGTGCCAAGAGCTGGCATTGATATTTAATCTGAGAGTTATTGCATCAAAGCTACTACCTTGATAGCTGTGTAAATACCGTTGAGGGTTTAGCGGAATGAGTTCACAGTTACCCAATGTTGTGTGAGTAACTTATCAATACTATAAAATGAATATCTCTTGCTGTATATGAAAATTGATTATAATGCTTTAAGCTTCCTTATACTACATCCTAACTCATCTCTACCCACTCACTTAGCTGGAAACATTGGAGTTTATTAATGGACTACATATCCAAAAAAATAGGCGAAAAATCACATCTTAATATATTTACTGGTAATTTTCGTGATGCAGCCACTCAGGAACAATCGAGAATAGAGTATATTTTAGTGTTAACACTTGGATATCTTTGGAATAAAAATATTTTAAGAGTCGATGATGACTCAAGAGCTATGTGTTTTCAAAATGTGGTTAGACCATCGATTGGGAGTATCCTGCATTTGGTAAGAGTATTGGATGTAGAGGGAGAAATATTTGGGGGTAAGAAGCTTAAAACATTCAAAGATAGCATTAATAAATACCCTAGCTTAAGGAATGAGTCAATAGGGCATGGGTTCTCATTTGAGGATACGGCCGAAGAACTTTATGAAAGTTTATGTGATATCTATACGGATATTAAAGATGCTGGGCCTGTTTTTTTGAAATCAGACATGGATATTATAAATGTATTCTCTTCGAATGAGACAGCTTCGAAAGGGATTCGATATAAACCGACAGGTGAGTATTCTCCTTGCACTATTTCTCAATCCACGGCTAAATTAGAAAGCAATACTTTATACATATATCATAATGCCGAATATCATAAGATATCTCCTTTTTTAAAAACAGATGAGGTGGATGAGTTCTATCTTTTCTCCTATATAGATGACAAGCTTGCATCGAGAGGAATGTTCAATCAGCTTGTTAAAACAAATAGGAAGTACTTTACGGTTGATGGAATCATTGGTTCTATCATGGAAATCGATGAGCGAAGAGTTAAAGCTAGTAACGGGACTATCATTAATAGTTTCGAAAATAATTATAAAAAATATATTGACACAGCAATAGTCAAAAAATTAGTACAGTTTTTAAAAGAAAATACGTCTACTGTATTCTCTACTGTTTGGGGACATGGGGGTGTAGGTAAAACTGCTTCTATTCAAAGAGTCTGCGAAGTGTTACTTAGTGAGGAAAAAAAATACTTTGACTATATTGTTTTTGTTTCTGCCAAAGATAGAAAATTCAACTATCATACAGGCAGAATAGAAAAGATTAGCGGCAATGTCGACTCTTATGAATCTGTAATAAGATACATTAACAACATTGCTTTCTGCAATGATAATTCTGATCCGTTAGATATAATCAACTTTCAAGGGAGGTTGTTAATCATAATAGATGATTATGAAACTTTTACTCCTCCCGAAAAAGATAAACTACTTGAATTCATAAAGCTACTTGATATTAGTCACCATAAGGTAGTTATAACAACACGTTCAGCCAGTAATATTACAGGTGAGGAGATTGAAGTTAAAGAACTATCGTCATCTGAATCATTAAGTTTTTTTGATAGTGTACTAGAGAACGAACTTGCAATTGACACTGAAGTATATAAAAAAGGTAGGGATTCAAATGAGTTAGCTGCATCAATTCATCAATTGACTAATGGAAGGCCTTTATTTATTTTCCAAAGTGCAATAATTTATGGAGAAAGTGGTTCTATTGAAACGATGCTTGATTCCAAGATAAATACTGGAAAGAATGCTATTGAGTTCCTCTATGGGAGAATAAAGGATTATCTTTCTGTGAGTGCTTTAAAAATATTTGGTGTTATGGGGATATTAACATCAGAAAGTGATTTAATTAATTTGTTATCAAAACTTCAATATATATTAAACATGGAAAGAGATAAATATGAGTTCGAGAAAGCAGTTGCGGAGTTAGTTAAGCTAAAAATAATCATTATTGTTGATGATAAATATTTCAAAGTTTACTCAGGTGAGATTGCTACTCTTATGAGACAATCTTTTCAGGAGGATGGTTCAGTAACTAGTCGCTTACAGCAAATTGGAACTGATAAAGGTTTAGATAATAATCTTTCTCTTCTTAATGATGCGGATAACTCTCGAATCACTAAAAAGCCAAGTGAAGTTAAACAAAAGTATCGGTCGATTATATCGCGATCAGCCACTCCCGCTGAAATAAAAATTCAAGCCGTTATAAATTTGGCACAATATATAATCGAAGATAATGGTATCTATGAAGAGGGCATATCATTTCTTGGTGAATACCAATATGTATATAATAAATCACCTTTATTTGTAAAAACGTATTCCACATATCTATGGCGTGGAGATAAAAAAGAGAAGATTAAGGCTATCAGTTTAATTGGTAATTTACTTCAGCTCGACTCTTTCACAGAGGAAAATGAACGACTTGATTTGCTTTGTGTTTTGATGAGATATGAAGCTACATTCTGCATTGATGCAAGAGAGGAGCTAAAAGATGATTACAGAATTAATGAAATAAATGAAGTGGAATATGAGAGAATATTTTCAGAGCAGCGCCAAGAGTTTTATAGGATTTTTAATTATCCAGGGCTTGAGATATTCAGTTGCATAAAAAATAAAGAACTTGATACTTTTTCTCATGATATAAAAGTAAAGGTGTTGAATGGATTGTCATATTTCACAGAGGTTTGCTTGAGAAGACATCAATTTGAGGAGATTGATGAGGTGTTGGGTTTTGTTTTTAATAAGCTTAAATATAATTATCACGATGTTTTCAAAAGAAAGTTAGACAGAATTAATAGAGCTAGACCGTCAAATGTTAAAAGCTATGATGAATACATCATTCCAGGCAGTGTTGGTGATCGGTTCGAAGCGGCACGATTAGGTGCAAAAAAAAATAGAGTGACGGGTTCTTTCGGTAATATACTGTCCGCTGCATTGAAAGATGCAGAGGTCTGATAATTCGATTTGAGAATTGCCCCCACCTTGTTTTTTTGGAGGGGGTGATAGCCATAACTCAATGTATTTGTTGGGGTTTTAATTTTATTCTCAAAGGTGCATCATAATGCTGATGCACGGAATTTTAAAATGGTAGAAAAATGCAAAGATAAGGATTGATAACTTTGTCCAAGAACATTAGCTAGTTTTAGTTTTCTTGAACTCTGTGCAAGTCGATATCAAGTCATATAAAACTATTTTTGATTTTCCATAATCACCTGTTCATAATGTCAGTGTCAGCCAGAACAACTGACACCCGATATTCGCGCCATGGAGAACTCTGTGGCGCAGTTACAACTCATCAAGCAGTCCTCAGGAATCCTGATCGCCGCCACGCCGGAGACCAGCGACTTTCTGCAATCAAAAATCAAGCTCGGTGCTGTGCTGGTGGCGGACTTTAAGCAAGTCCGTAACCCGGCTTTTCATCGTCGTTTCTTCGCATTGCTCAACCTCGGATTTGAATACTGGGAGCCTACTGGCGGAGCTATATCTTCAAACGAACGAAAATTGGTGACCGGATATAGTAAATATCTTGCATCATTTGGCGGTAATGAGGGCGCTTTGCTTGATGCCGCTGAGCAATATTTAGAGCAGGTCGCCAGCCGTCGCGTTACCAATGGCATCAGCTTGTGCAAATCCTTCGACGCGTATCGTGCCTGGGTCACCGTTGAGGCTGGGCATTTCGATGCTATTCGGTTGCCAGATGACACCCTACGTAAACACCCCCGTAGCATTGCCTTTGCCAATATGGACGAAACCGAGTTTCAGCAGCTGTACAAAGCTGCACTCGACGTTCTCTGGCGTTGGATCCTCTCCCGTACATTCAAAAGCCGCCAGGAGGCAGAGAACGCTGCCAACCAGCTGCTTAGTTTTGCGGGGTGATGGCGATGAAATTAACCTGGTTCCAGCATCCCATTTGTACTATAGAGCAAGCCGACGCGCTTCAGGCGCAGTATCGCCGTCGAAATATCACTGTAAGCCGCAGTCTTAACCCTGATTTCTCCACTTGGACCATCAGCGCATTGCTGCCTGAAAGCAAAAATCTGCCTAAGGCTGATCGTCGCTGGCGTAATCGGATGTGGGGGTAACTATGGCTAAGAAACCTCAGCGCCGGTGCAAAATTTGCAGAGAGAAATTCGCTCCTGATTTCGACAATATCCGCTGGTGCTGCCCGGAGCATGGTGCGCAGTTCGGCCTGCAAGAACTCGAAAGAAAGCGGGAAAAACAGGCCAAGGATAAAGCGAAGAAGGATCGTATTGAGTGGCGCAAAAGAAAAGCATCCACTAAACCGCTCAAGCATTGGGAGGACATGACGCAAAGAGTGGTTAACGATTATATCCGCGAGCGTGATTATGATCTGCCATGCATCAGTTGCGGAACATGGGATACGGTTCAATGGGAGGCTGGCCATTATCGGTCACGGGGTAAGGCTTCCCACATCCGCTATAACGACGACAATATCCATAAACAGTGTCACCAGTGCAACGTCCAGCTATCTGGAAATCAGCAACAATATCGAATCTTCTTGATTGAAAAGATCGGCGCTGAACGTGTTGAGTTGCTGGAAAATAACAATACTCCACATCGATACACCCTCGAAGAACTTGAATCCATTAGAAGGCATTTCAGCGCTTTGCGCCGTAGCCTCGTTAAACAACGGGAGGCCGCATGACGGCACAGCAGTTAGAGTTTGTACGTCAGCAGCTAATTGTGGCCACAGCTGATTTAAGCGGCGCAACGAAAGGGCAGTTAATGGCCTGGCTGGAGAACGCTCAATTCGATACAGGAACATTCAAGCGTAAAAAGCCTCGAGTACTTGATGAGGTCACCGGCAAGATGATAACGCTGGATAATCCGCCCATACCTGGTAAACAGGCACATGCTAAGGGTTCACATATACCACTGATGCAGCCGGTAGAGTACGCAACAGCATCGTGGCGCCGGGCGCTTTTATCTCTGGATGAACATCATAAAGCCTGGCTTCTTTGGAATTACGGCGAGAATATCAGTTGGGATTATCAGGTGACTATTACCCGAAGGGCATGGGAGCAGTTCAACCAGCAAATTGAAGGGAAGAAGGTGACTAAAAAGACTATGGATAGGCTGCGTCAGCTTATCTGGCTGGCTGCTCAGGATGTGAAATCAAGCCTGGCCGGTCGGCAGACATATGAATATCAGAAACTGGCACAGTTAGTTGGAGTCAACAAAACAAACTGGTCACAGAACTACGTAGAACATTGGCTGGCTATGCATGCGATATTTGTGAGACTGGATTCGCAGGCATTATTGCAAGTATCCAGATCACGATCACAACAAAAGGCGACAAATTATCAGCAAGGTATTGCAAAAATGAACTAAACAGCATATATTTCGTATGAATCTGATATTGTCGCTATATCTTTAGATGACGACTAATTCAGTAAGCCTCGTCTTCGTGTGAGGCTTTTCGTTAGTGGTAGTGGTAGTGGTAGTGGTAGTGGTAAGTACAAATCTTAATAGCATCGTATATTGTGATTTTTTAATTGCTCTCAATACTCGTATTGATATTGCGGTCATTTCTAATTAATAAACGCCACACCTAGCACCATAAGCTAAATGGATGAAGCACAGGCTGCAGCCTGAAAGTGCGAGGTTCGATTCCTCGATGGTGCGCCTAATCCGAAACGATGATTGCTATCATTCAGCAGTCATGTAGTAGTTAAGTTATGGTTATTTTGGTAGTTTTCTCATAGCAGAATGCTTTCTGCTGCAATAAAATCCAGAGACTTTCTAACAACTGGATATTATTTATATGAAATGGATTATTTCGGCGATTATCGCCATTGTTGCAGCAATGCTCCTTTATGGTGTATTTACGGCAAAGTCACAACTGAGCGATGGAGCATCAGTTATAGAAGTATCCAGCACATATCAGGCAATGAACCCTGTTAGTCGTTACGGATATGAATGGGTAATGAAAAATGATTCCATCGTTAATTACTCCGTTATTAAAACGAATAAAGTTATTGATGATTTAAAGTCGGAGTAATAATTTTCTATAAATATCTAAGGTCGCTATGTGCGGCCTTTTTTACATCTGAGCCTCGGCATTTGCTGGGGCTTTCTATTTGCGCCCATCCATACAGCTAACCACCTTATCTATTAAAACGAGTGGATGAGGCGCATCCCTTTACCCATAAAGCACTGCCCTTAACCGGGAGGTGGAGCATGTATCGAATGGACAAACTAACAACAGGCGTTGCATACGGTACCTCTGCAGGTAACGCCGGATTCTGGACGCTTCAATTGCTTGATAAGGTCAGTCCTTCCCAATGGGCAGCTATCGGTGTCCTCGGTAGCCTTTTCTTGGGCTTACTCACTTTCCTAGTCAATCTCTATTTTAAAGTCAGAGAGAATCAGCGCAATGCCGCGCGAGGTGAGTAATGGGAAATAGGGCAAAACTCAGTGCTGCTGTGCTTGGACTGGTTCTTGCTGGTGCATCGGCTCCGGTTATTCTCGACCAGTTTTTGGGTGAGAAAGAGGGGAATCACGATACAGCTTATCTTGATAGCGCAAAGCCTCCAATTTGGACGATTTGCCGTGGCGCTACGATGGTTGATGGTAAGCCAGTTGTTAAAGGAATGACGTTGACGACTGAGAAATGCAACCAGGTTAATGCTATTGAGCGAGATAAGGCACTAGCTTGGGTGGATCGTAATATCAAAGTGCCGCTCACCGAACCTCAGAAGGCAGGCATTGCTTCTTTCTGTCCGTACAACATCGGCCCCGGTAAATGTTTCCCTTCAACTTTCTACAAACGAATGAATGCTGGTGACACAAAGGGAGCGTGTGAAGCTATCCGCTGGTGGATTAAAGACGGCGGTAGAGATTGCCGCATCCGGTCTAACAATTGTTATGGGCAGGTATCTCGCAGAGACCAAGAGTCCGCGTTAGTTTGCTGGGGGATGGCACCGTGAAAGCCTTTTTAATAATGCTTGGTTTGTTTGTTATCTGTTTGGCTGGTGGGATTATCTGGAATGCTGGACATAACAATGCCTTGTTACAGACAGCTCAGAGCGAAGTAAATGGGCAGCGCGAGGTTATAGCCAAACAAGCTTTTGACTTCAACCGGTTCAATCAGGTTTCTGAGTTCACCAATCGGAACAACTCACTGATTGATGCCAGCACCGAAAAAACAGTCATCGAATACCGGGAGATACTCCGCCGTGAAAAGACATGCGATCTGCCTGTTCCTGCTGATATCTCTGACGGGTTGCTCGACTACGCGGACCGTTTACGTACCAGCGCAATGCACACCGATACCAGCGGAACTATTGAAACCGATAATCGTCCCGTTACCACCAAGCGACTGACTTACTGCCAATCTGTTCCTTGGGTTAGGTTGCTGCTAGCTGAAGCTGAGAAGGCAAATAATCAGTTGGATGGTATTCGTAAGATTGAGGGGCAACGTCAAAGCAAGTGAACTACTTGCAGGACTACATCAGGCAACAGTACTTGAGATAAAAAAATGCCCCTATCACTCAGGAGAAAGAATAAGGGCGAGCCATAACACCAAGGTTAGTCTTTATATAGATAGTAGTTGAAAAATCAGAATGAGCTTAGAAATGTTGGGTGTTAATTTTGAGATTAAAGTACGCATCTGTTTGAAAATGGGTGTTAACACTAATAAAAAGAACCCTCAGCCCGGGAAAATCAGAGTCGGCTGAGGGGGTTGAAACATAGTTTCAAAAACTAAATTGAGCCATCAGAGACTAATACACAGTTAAGATTAATCCCAACTAATTATGTGTGAATTATTTTCATGCATGCGTGGTAATGACACCATTGATATCAACAAGCCCATTAGCAACATCTTCTAACTGTTGGATTGTGAGGCCGCGTATATCCTTATTGCTGACGCCCAATTGAATGTGCTTCTTCTCCCCACTTTTATTAGTAAGGTGAAGTATTGGTTTGAATACGTTTGGATTATCGGCTGTATTTAAAAAAGAAATTTCATAAATGACCCACATTTTGGCTCCTTCCTTGTGAAAAGTGCCGCTCATCATTGAGTGGCGCCAGCATCTATCGCTGATGGGTTGATAGGTAAATATATTCAAAAAATGCCCTCACCACCAGAGGAGCTATGAGGGCAAAAAGTCACACCAATATCATTTTGAAATTTTGAGGCTCTGATATTAAGTGATAAATCAGGATTACCCTCACAGAAAATGTTGAATATATAACGCGCATCATAAAATTAATGTGCATTTAATGGCCTCGCAATAAGCGGGGCTTTTTAACGATACCGGAACCCCGTAAGGATGGTGATCCATATCTCCCAGCGGCAGGGTAAGCCGAAGTAACGACGCAACCCCGCGAGGCGTAGCGAACGCTGCGACTAACCAACAACAACGAGGAATTATGTCAGAAATTACAGCACTGCAAACAGCTCAGTTAGATTTGCTGCAAACACTTCAATACGACACCGCTGCAGTAAAAGAGGCTAAAGCGTTTACTGGTGATGACGTATTCAAGATGCGATTACTCATTCAGCAATACAACCGAGTTCACACTGAAAACGGCGTCGTAGCTCGTACAACCAAAGCAGTACAGGAATCAGTCGAGTCCCTGGCTGTGCTGAACGGCGAAGATGAAAAGTAGAAAGCTCCGCAAAGGTCGTCGTTAGGTGGCCTTTTCAGAGTTTATCAACTTAAGGGAAATGACAATGAGCAAGCACCCGACATTCTCAGTCCCGTTATTCAATTGCTCAGATGTCATATTGTTTTTAGATAGGGATGATGCAGTTAAATATCTGCGCAGGATGGGAAGAGATTTTGATCTTAGCGGAATGAATGGATTTGCATATACACATCATAGAGACGGCAAAACGCCGATTATGATGATGGGTGTCTTTCTACATGAGCCGCAGATACTAGCGCATGAAGCATGTCACATCGCATTCGATATCTGTCAGCTTGTCGGAGTTCCTACACCAAATGATCAAATCAACGAAACGTTCTGCTATCTGGTTCAACGGATAGTGTATGCATTCCTGCCATATCTGCAGGCGCAAGATAATAAGGATTAACAATGGCAAGACCGGATTGGGGAGCCATACAAAAGCAGTTCCTCGCCGACCATGCCAAAACAAATATCTCCCCGAAAGACTGGTGTGACTCGCAAGGCATCAACTACGCAACAGCCCGTCGATATGTCAAAAAACCTACTGTGCAAATTGCGCAAGAAACTGCGCAGAAGAAAGTGCGCAATGCGCAGATTAAAAAGAGCGCAGAAGAGCTGATTGATAGTAAGTTAAGTCCGATGGTGAAGCGCTTCATTGCTGAATATCTCAAGGATAACAACGCTACTGCAGCAGCTGAACGGGCTGGATATAAAGACCCAAACTACGGGCGTCAGCTCCTAACGAATCCTAACGTTGCGCAGGCTATAGCGCAGCAACAGAAAGCTTCCATTGCTCGAACAATCGCAACCGCAGACGAAATCCTCTCCCAAATGTGGCAGCTCGCCACTTTCGACGCTAACGAGATATCAGAATATCGGCGCGGCTGTTGTCGTCGGTGCTGGAGTGTCGGCCATAAGTACCACTGGACTGAAGATGAGTACGAAGAAGCTTGCGAAAAAGCAGAGATGCGAGATAAGCCGGTTCCTGACTGCTCAGGCGGTACAGATTACCAGAAAACGCGAGAGCCTAACCCTGAATGCCCGAATTGTGGCGGGGAAGGGATCGGGCGCGTTCATATGCACGACACCAGAGAGTTATCACCAATAGCCAGGCTGGCCTATTCCGGCACCAAAGTAACCAAAGGTGGCATAGAGATATCCACCATAAGTCGCGAGAAGATGTTTGAAAGCGTGGCCAGATACATCGGGCTGGGAAGTAGCCCGGAAGACAGAGAGCTCAAACGGCTTGAAATCGAGCGACGTCGAATGGAGAACGAACGACTCCGCGCTGAGCTGGCCCTGCATAATGATGACGAGCCGATAACGGAAATGGAGGTGACTATTGTCGGGCAGAAAGATACGCGTGACGATGACGGAGCCTCAGGCGAGGTTCTTTAACCTCAAATGCAAATATCCGGCGTTTGTAGGTGGGTTCGGCACTGGCAAGACGGAGACGCTAGCAAACAGCGCTTTTCGTGATGCCCGCTCATCCAGTAACGCTCTAATTGCGCTGTATGAGCCAACCTATGATCTGATCCGGTTAATCCTTGCGCCTCGAATGGATGAGAAGCTAACGGATTTCGGCATCCGGTTTAAATACAACAAATCAGAGAACATCATTTACACGTCTTCGCCGGGCATTGGCGATTTTGTAATGCGCACCCTGGACAACCCAAGCCGTATTGTCGGTTATGAGTCCTACAGGGCGCACGTTGACGAAATCGACACGCTGAAAGAGGCTCACGCCCAGGCTGTGTGGAATAAAATCATTGCGCGTAATCGCCAACGACCTAAAGGGCTGATAACCCCATTTAACCGGGTCGGCGTTTACACGACTCCAGAAGGGTTCCGCTTCGTTTACAAAACGTGGAAGAAATCAGCCAAGCCCGGATATGAGATGGTTCAAGCCGCAACGGCAACTAACCCGTTTCTTCCTGATGATTATGTCCAGGCGTTAAGGGACAGCTATCCAGAGCAATTAATCAACGCCTATCTGGAGGGTGAGTTCGTTAACCTGACCAGCGGGACGGTGTATCACACGTTTGACCGCAAGCTGAACAACTGCAATGACGAGGAACAACCCGGCGAAACACTGTTTATCGGTATGGACTTCAACGTTGGCAAGATGTCTGGGATTGTTCACGTCAAACGTGAAGGTCTACCTCGGGCCGTCTCTGAAATTATCGACGGCTACGATACACCTGACATGGTTAAACGCATTAAGCGCCAGTTCTGGAAAGAAGTTGGCGATAACGAGTTCGAGAAAACCAGAGAGATTTACATCTATCCGGATGCCTCAGGCGACTCCCGCAAGTCAGTGAATGCCAGCAGCACCGACATATCACAGCTGAGCGAGGCCGGTTTCTACGTCATCGTTAACGATTCAAACCCGCCAGTAAAAGACCGTGTTAACTCCATGAATGCCATGTTCTGCAATGCCAGCGGCGACCGCCGTTACCTGGTGAACGTTCAGCGATGCCCGACTTATGCGGAGAATCTGGAACAGCAGATATGGAATGCCAGCGGAGAGCCGGATAAGAAAGCTGGCAACGACCACACTAATGACGCTGCGGGTTATTTTATAACGATGGATTACCCAATCGTTCGACCTGTCGCAGACATCCCTTTCACATGGTAATCATATGACTGACCAAAACATTGACTACCGCCACCCGGCATACAACGAGTTCCTGCCTGAATGGGAGATGATTGGTGACTGCGTTGATGGTGAGCGGAAAGTAAAACAGAAGAAAATAAAATACCTTCCAGATCCAAGCAGCAGGCCTGATAAGGATGACTCGGACGGCAAACGCTATAAAGACTATCTGAACCGGGCTGCATTCATTAACGCCACCGGGCGAACTCTGTTTGGTCTGATTGGCATTGCTTTTAATAAGCCACCAAAGATAGAGCTGACTGGCGGCATCGACGCTCTGTCAACAGACGCAGACGGAGAAGGGCAGCCGCTCGCACAGCTTGTCCGTGACGCGCTTAGCCAAGTATTGCAGCGAGGCCGGGCCGGGGTTCTGACTGACTACACATCAACAGGAGTCCAGACAGAGGCCAGTAAAGGTCGGTCGGTGCTCCGGATGTTCACAGCAAAGCAAATCATAAACTGGAGGGTGACGAAGGGTAAAACCTCCCTTGTTGTCGTCCATTATGTCGAGCCAAGGGATGATCCTAATAACTTTGAAATTACATTAAACAAATATTGGATAGAGCTACGGCTGATTGATGGTAAAGCGCATTCCAGGCTCTGGACTGACGCAGGCGGTGATGGGATTCAGGCCGGAGAGCTAAGAGAGCTTCGTGATTCTGTCGGTAAGCCACTCAATGAATTACCCTGGTCATGGATAGGGTCATCTAACAATGACCATACGCCAGATGCTCCTCCGCTGGCTGATATCGCCTACGTAAACATCAAGCACTATCAGGCAGAAGCAGATATAGCGGAAGCGGCTCATACGGTAGGGCAGCCCATGGTGGCTATTACCGGATTAACGCAACAGTGGGCTAAAGATTTCCTTCCTGATGGATTTATTGTCGGGTCCCGCAATGGCCTGTCTCTTCCCGTTGGTGCTGACTTGAAGTTCGCTCAACCAGAGGACAGAAACCTGATTGTCACTGTCGCTGAAAGGCGAGAGGCTCAATTGGCGATGCTGGGTGCGAAACTGGTAGAGCGAAACACATCAGCCAGGACTGCAACACAAGCCGGGGATGAGGCGCAGACGGACAATTCAATCCTCTCTCTCTGTGCTGGCAACGTTGAGCAGGCAATAAACCGGGCGTTAAAGTTCGCCATCGCATTCTCTGGAAGTGGTGAGGGAAGCGTCGAACTCAACAAACGATATGAAATAGCTAATCTCGACTCGCAAGCAATAACAGCGCTGATGTCTGCAGTGCAAAGCAACAATATGCGCAAAATCGACTTCATTCGCTACCAGCAGCGTATGGGACTTGTACCCGCTTCGGATAATCCTGATGACGTGCTTGATGAGCTGGAAAGCCAGATGGGTGGCGATTTATTCTCAGCCATAGCGAGCGTACAGCAGAATCGACAGCCGGAGTAATCACTGATGAATGACTCTGTTTTCGATAATGCGGTGATGGTTCAGTCGATGCTTGAGCGACTAAAGGCCGGACAGTCGGCAGAGAGTCGGGAAATAGCGATAGAGATACGTCGTGCTGTTGCTCTGGCACTTGCTGATTTCTCAGGGCCAATATCATCAAAGAGTCGCGCCGAACTGATAGCAAAGGCGCTTAAACGTGAGTTAAAGCCCGTCCTGAGTAAGCATGTTCAACTGCTGATTGATGCCGCTGATAAAACATCTCTGCAAATGGCTGAGCTTGAATATATGAGTTTCATCCAGGTGTTCGGTGAAGAGGTAGTGAAAAAAGCCGGAGAGGATGCTCTGCGTAAGGCTATGCGTAACAGCCCTATGTCACTTAAAAACTGGAATGGTCCGTTGTACCTGCCTGAGTTTATCGAGGCATGGGGCGTTATGGCATCCACTCAGATTACTAACGAGGTTGTCAGAGTGTTTGCTGATAACGGAACGGTCAGTGATTTGCAGCAGACTATCATTGGCGGGGCTGCTGAAGCTGGCGCTTATGCTGTGGTGAACAAAATCGTACTCGACTATGACGCTATATCCAGAACAGCACTACAACACGCGCACAGCATGTCTGCGGTTGAGTTCTACATGGAAAACCCGGATATCGTAGACGAGGAAGAGTTTGCAGCGATACTAGATAACAAAACTACAGTGACTTGTCGGTCTCTAGATGGAACGACTTACCCAGTAGGTAAGGGACCACGGCCTCCACTGCATATCCGTTGTCGCTCCAGGATGCTTCCAGTTATCAATAAGCGATTCCGGTCAATGATGAAACAGGATGCGCCTGGTGATTCAGTCTATGGCGAGGAAACCTATTACCAATGGCTTGAACGTCAAACAGCAAAGCGGCAAGACATTATCCTCGGGCCCACTCGCGGAAAGCTATTCCGTGATGGCGGCTTAACACCTGAGCAGTTTGCAAAGCTGCAGCTTCACAAAAACTTTAAGCCGATGACCCTCGAAGACATGAAGAAGGCAGCGCCTGACGCCTTCGAGAGAGCAGGGCTGAGTTAAATCAATCCGTCAATCATATGACCCGCCATCGAGCGGGTTTTTTATTACCTGCAGTCAGCGACTGCATTCATCTGACCAGAGGTTATAGATGTTTAAGTTCAAATTAACGAAAGAAGAATTCGACGCGCTGGATGATGCTCAAAAGGCAATGTATGCAGAATCTGGTGAAGGTTATCAGCTAGCTATTGAGGGGTTGCCTGATATTAGCGGCCTGAGCAAGAAGGTCGAAGAACTGTTAGGCGAGAAGAAATCAGAGCAGGAAAAGCGCCGGGCAGCAGAAGAAACAGCAAAAAAGGCAGCAGAAGAGCAGGCCCGTAAAAACGGCGATATCGAGGCGCTGGAGAAAAGCTGGGGCGAGAAACTGTCTACGCGTGAGGCTGAGTTACTGGCTCAGGTTCAGGAGCGCGACGGACGGCTTCACACGCTTCTGGTTGATAACGAAGCTCAACGTCTGGCAGCAGAGCTGGCAGGCGACAACGCAGAGTTAATTTTCCCACACATCAAATCACGCTTGGCTGTGGAAGAGGGTAAGACTCGAGTGCTTGACCTGTCCGGCAAGCCTTCAGCATCAAGCCTCGAAGATTTATCGAAAGAGTTTCGTTCCAACAAATTATTTGCACCGGTAATCATCGGTTCAAAAGCAAGTGGCACCGGAGGTGCTGAAGATAAAAATCCTGGTGCCGGAGGCGATGGATTCAAACCTAAAACTGACACAAACCCGTTATATGCACGGGCGCGTGACATTATCGCAAAGACTCAGGAGTAATAAATGACCCTTCATATTTTTCAGCAGCAAGTTTCTACAGCGGCAACCGAGCTGGTAGCTCAGGCAGTACAGGAATTTAACGCAGCATCTGGCGGCGCTTTGGTTCTCGGTGGTGGCGACCACATCGGTGATTACGTCGAGCAAACATCATGGCAACTGCTCGGTGGTCTGGCTCAGCGCCGTAATGCTTATGGCTCTGGCGTGCTTACACCTCAGGAAATGGGGCAGTTGCTTGATCGCATGGTGAAGATTGACGGTCGTATCGGGCCTATCTCTGTTACCCCAACCATGATGAAACGCTTGGGCAAAGACGTGAATGAGGCCTCGGTGGTTGTTTCAGTCCAGGCTGCAGAAGCAATGATTCAGGATTATCTGAACACCACAGGTTCAGCACTCAAGGCGGCTATCTCAACCAATGCCGATGCTGTCACTGACCAGTCAAGCACTGCTGGTGTGGCACCGTCACTGCGTGGCTTGAACAAAGGCGCTCGCCCGTTCGGTGACGCTTATTCGCGCCTGGTTGCCTGGCTGATGGATGGCGCAACGTTCAATGACTTCATCGATGAGACGCTGAGCAACGCAAATCGCCTGTTCCAGATTGGCAATGTATCGATCATGCAAGATGGCATGGGTCGTCGCTTTGTTGTGTCTGACATCCCGGCACTGGCAGACGCTGATCTTCAGCATGTGCTCGGCCTGACTGTCGGCGCTGCTGCTGTCAGCACTACTCCGCTCATCATGAAAGCTCAGGATGTCCTCGGGCAGGAGAACATCAAAGCCTTGATGCAAGGTGAGTACGACTTCACCCTGGGAATTCGTGGTTATCAGTGGTCGAAAGACAGCATCAAGTCACCGACCAACGTACAAATTGCTGCCGCCGCAAACTGGAAGCAAATCGCTACCAGTATTAAGGACACCGCTGGCGTTCTGACAACCTTCGGTAAGAAAGGGGCGTAATCATGGCAGTGCAGATAACAGCGGCGCAGGTGGAAGAGCAGTTATTTGCGCTGGGCTATGAGGCGGCTAGTTTCATTATTGATGCCTACCTGTGCAAGGTTAATAAGATTGACGCCTGTCTGGATGGGGCAGGCTACGACGACTGCGACCAGCTACTGATAAAGGTTTATGCGGTCGTGCTTATGCTTGCCTCGTCCGATGTCAGGAAGGTTTCCTCTCAGTCCTCACCGTCAGGTGCCTCTCAGTCATTTAAGTATTTCGATGATGGCAAGGCATCTCTCTATTCGTCCATGAAAATGCTTGATACGTCAGGTTGCACATCGTCACTGCCCATTGATAGCGGTGGCGGAGTGCTTCAGTTCAAAGTCGTAAGGGGGTGATTATGTTGATTGATGCCTCTGAAAGAAAGCCAGAGCCTTTTGTCAGGGTATGGGTGGAAACAGATTCCGGTCGCAAGACTACGGCGCATGTCAAAACTAATGGTGAATGGTTCATTAACTGTGAACGCATCAGAGCAACCGGAGCGCAGGTTGTAAGGTGGAGACATTGAGCAAATTAGCGAGGTGGTCTTATACCGCTAAGTGCACAATTTGGAGATATCTTGGACTTGCTGAGAATGGCGATGCGTCATGGTCAGGTCCCGAAATCATTATGTGCGACTATCAAGGGGGTATTTCGGCAAAGATAGGCAGTCTCGGTACAGAGATTGTGGTCAAAAACACTTTCTGGTCTGAGTTTTCAGAAGCAAAGAAGGGAGACTACATTCTTATTGGGAAATCTGATATTGCAGACCCAACAGAGGCGGGTGCTGATGAGATCATGCAGGTTATCCGCTATGCCGATACGTTCTACCGTCAGGCAGATGACTTCGCCATAATTACAGGAGTCTGATATGGGTGTCAAAATCAGAGGTGATAGAACCGTTCAGGCAAACCTTAGAGCCTACGCTGAGAATATGATTAACCGGAAGGCTCCGAGGGCAATACATGCAGCTTTAAACATCGGCGCTGGACAGGCTGCAATTTACACCCCAATCAAAACATCAACCCTCATCAATTCACAATACCGTGATGTTTTCACTAAGGATGGACGTATTACCGGGCGCGTTGGTTACTCTGCTGACTATGCCATGTATGTTCACAATCCAGCTATCAGGCCGAAATTCACCAGGCCAACGGCTCAGAAAGAGTTCCTGACTAAAGGTTTTGCTGATGTTCATGATCGGATGGTGGCTGAAGTTAAACGGGAGCTTGGCTTATGACGCCTCCAATGTATGAGCGTGTAAGAAGCACCTTCAAATCTATAGGCCTTACTCGCGGTCTCACTGATCAGCCACTCATGTGGAAAGACACAGGGAAAGCTAACGAAGGATTCATTGTGTTTCGTCCTAGCGGCGGCTCAGATATCCAGCATGATCGGGCTGGAGATTCATACGTCCAGATAGATATTATCGGTGCTGAAAAAAAACAATCGACAGTAGAAACTGCAACAAATCAAATCGTCGAGTGGGTGAGTGGTCAGGATGGCGCTGACTCATGTATCGGTGCTGTCAGGCTTCTCGGCGGCATTCCTCAACCGGTAATGACAACTGAGGGCAGGTTGGTTATGCGACTAATGCTCTGCTGCACCTACGGCGAATAGCCTACAAATCATCAATCAGACCACCTTCGGGTGGTTTTTTCATTTAAGAGGTATACACATGCAAGGTTGTGCAAACGACACGGGCAAACTGATTGGCAAAGTGGCGGTACTACGCATGGCCTTTGGCTGTGCTGATACTCGTCCGTTGCTGACTGACTATAAGCGCTTGGGCGCTTTAACCACGAAGAGTTTTGATTACTCGCTTAACTCAATCACATCAGAAACAGACGATACCAAAGGGCTGATTGAGAACCTGGTATCGAATATGGACCTGACCATCTCCGGTGATGGTGAGTATCGCCGAAAAGATAAAGCGTCAGAAATCGGTGCTATCCGAATGGCTAAGTACATTCTGGACGAGATACAGGCCGGACGTCAGCCGACTATCTGGGTGCGCTTTGATTTCGTCGGTGCGGATTCTGGTACCTACATCGAAGGTTACTTTGTCACTACATCCTGGAATGGCGATTTCGGTAATGAAGTATCCACGTTCTCTGGTGAGTGGAAAGTAGCTGACTCTGACACCGTTCTGTTTGAAGTGAACGACGACACTCCGGTTGCAAGTGTCACTGTTACCCCAGCAACGGCGAGCGTGGCAGTGAATGGTACTCAGCAGATGACCGCCAGCATCATGCCACTGGATGCCAGTGATAAAACAGGTGTCTGGACAACCTCGGATATCACCAAAGGCACCATCAACCAGTCAGGCTTGTTCCGCGGCGTCGCGGCTGGCTCTGTGACTGTTACTTTTACCTCGAATGATGGACAGAAAACCGGATCATCAGTTATGACCGTAACGGCGTAATCATGAACACGATAAAGCGTCAGCGGGAAAATGGGCTTGTTGCTGAGTTAATGGAAGGCTCTGTAGCTATCAGAACTATGGATGGCAAAGTGCTTGATGGACTTTTAAAGGTTGATGTTATCTCGCAGGTTGGTGAAATAACAAAAGCCGTTATCGAAGTCGAGTTATCCAATCCAGACGGAACGATTGCTTTCGGTATCAAGCGCAGAAAGTCGTAACCAATACAGAGGGTTCATGTGAGCCCTCGATATTGATTACGGAGGCCACATGACACCATTAACCGAAATAGGCGAATGCCTGATAAGCACCAAAAAGCACGATTACCTGTTCCGGCCGTCATTTGCGGCAATGACCAGAATCGGCAGCCCGGCAGAGATTGTGCAAGCGTTTTACGACATTAACCACGATGCAGTAACACAACTTCTTTCGCGCGCGTACGAAGCGTATGGCTCTATTCCTGCATGGCTTATTGAGCATGTAAACAAAACTGAGTTCGCAGCAAAGGCAATCAGTGCAGCAACAAACACCCTCCAGGCATGCTGTGATGATGACTGCTCAGAGTTAACCGGGGAAATGGTGCCGAGCAGAAGGCGCAGCGGCTCACTAGTCTGGCGCTCTGGCTCAATGTCATTTGAGCAAATACTTTTAGTTGCCAGCAGCCTCATTACCCACGGAGTTATCGGCAAAGCCAAGACCCGGCAGCTACAGCGCAACGAGGGTAAAACCTCAACGGCAGAGTTTCTGGCCATCGAGTACATCAATTCAGCCAGGGCGCATTTCGGTATGAGCCGCGAAGAAGCCGAACGCTTAACCATGACTGAGTTTGCAATGCTCATTAACGCCAAGTACCCGCCAGAGAAAGGTTTCACCCGTGAAGAATACGACTCGGTTATGGACGAAGACGATCGCAAGTGGCAGGAAATGCTTAATAGAGTAAGCGATTGAAATGTAAAAACACGTCCGATGACAAAGAATCACCGGAAAAAACATGACTGTGATATTGTAAGCATTTGACAACTTTACCTATGAGTTTCAGCTTTACTGGGAATATGCCCTGCGCATATTCTATGCTGATATATCTATGCATATATAATTGAAGAGTGGATAAGAAATGCAAATATCTGTGACATCAGGTGGGAAGTCGTTAGTTGAATCAGGTATCTTTAATGCTGAATTATCTTCCACCAATGAAGTTATTATTCATTTTAATTACAATAAGTTAAAAATAAATCTGGATTTTCAGGTTTTCATTGGCTCCCTACCTGCAGGTATGACGGATTTTTCTGCAAACCTTGAGCAAGGAGTGGTTGTTTTAAAGCAGAATATTACTTTCACCGAGTCGCAATTTACTACTTGGGGTTACACTGGAATGCTTGTTCCTTTCGAGGTCGGTGTAAAACCAGATGGTAAAAAAATCTATCTATCATGGAAAGCTGATGTGGGTAGATCTCTTGGCGGTGCGTTAATAGCTGTAATTCATTACTCTTTTTATGAGGATGAGTGATGGAAGAGCAAATTCAACCATCAATTGGGCGACTTGAAAACCAGCGCTCTCCTGAAGTGTTGCCATCTATAAATAATTCATCCGATGGTACATCTTCTCCTGGTGCAATAGCCGCACAGATTGGAACCGGGGAACATGCTAAGGATTCATTTATCTGGGCGACCTTGAAATATTGTTTTTATCTTGGAGGTATCTTTAGCGCGGGCATGATGCTTGCGTATCTCTATTATGTTATTCAGGGCGAGCCTGATAAGATTGACATTGTTGGTTCTCTTAAAGATGTTTGGGCTATTTTTACACCAATACTCACTTTGGCTTTAGGTTATGCATTTGGTAAAAGAGATCGAGGTAGCGACTAGATGACTCAGTTCAAGATCACCAATCTAACTTGCTGGCTGCAATGTTTTTTACCTATTTAATGACATTGATGAATAAAAATAAGCCTAATAGTTAATTCTCTAAGCCCACTAAGTGGGCTTTTTGTTGGCTATTTTATGAAGTATTTTGACAGAACAGCCAAGGTTACGGTAATCACTAGAGCTAAGACGATTTTCCAAGTCTGAGAGCCAAGTTCTTTATGAATTTCAGTTTTAACAGCTTGAATATCTTCTTTGGTAGCTATTTTGTCTTTAATAACAGCAATGTCAGTTGTTAGCGCTGACACTTTAACTTCAAGGTCTTTTATTCTTTGCAACATGTCATCGCCTCCACCGCCGCCGGAAAAATCATTGGCTCGCTCATGATCTTCAACAACGCGAATTCTATTTCGCCTATTTAACGTTACATCAATAGTATCATTATTCATCAGGCGTAGCTCACTCCAAAGTATGCTGTGGCCTTATGGATTGGCTGTTTATCTTTATTTATTGTTGCGGTAATTAGGTAGTAACCTTGTTTGATAAATTCACAGTCAGGAAATTCAACCTCTGCCGATGCAGCTACGGCCTTATCACCGTTTGATGTTGCAGTTGCTCTAATCCATATGCCTTGATGCTCGGAAAGCTTAATCACTTCACCAGTATCTGAGTCAGTCAGTTCTAGTGAGATAAAGTAGTGGGCATCAGGTATTAGCCCAAGGAAAAACAGCTCAAAGCTGATCTTAACTTTAAGCGGGAACGCATCAGCATCCAGGACAAGCAGAGGCACCTTCTCGTTTGAAGGTGGAATCACATGGTATGGGTATAGGAACGCTATTTTTTCGGTGCTCATTTATCTTTCTCGTTCACTGGTGATATTAGTTTTTTGTTAGAAGTCGTCAGCTTCGCGAGAGATGGCAAACAGGACATTTATTGCTAGAAGGTATGCGTTATCTACCACCCCGTAGGTACCACTTGTTATGACGTTAGCATGCCGGGAAAGAGCATTTTCCATGTACTCAATTAGCTCTTTGTTGCAATGATCACTTCTATAATCAAGCAAATGCAACCCGATAATGAAGTGCCCATATTTTTCGAAAAGAGTATGAATAAACTTTTCGTCCGAGCAAGTATCAAAAAATTCATCAAGAGATAAAGGACGGTTAAGTTGTTCAAGTCGTGTTAATTCTCGAGATAACCACTGGCAGCCGTCGCGAAGGTCTTCTGCTTTTATACTCATTTTCTGTTCTTACCATGCATTGGTTTGAGTTCTAACGGTGTGATAAAAATAGCGTGTTAACCTACTGATGAGAAGCCTGAAGCTGGATCAGTACAGTCATATTTTCCATTATGGCTCACGGCAAATAATCTTGGTCGGAATCCTGACTATTATAAGCATGATGAAACTCTGCCGCCTGGCAAATTTAGTCTCATTGTAGTAGCAAAACCGCCATACACATTTGGTCAGGATCCCGACCGTTACCTCATATGACGCTAGAGCAAAGGGTAACTTTGCGAGGGTGATATGAAGGAAGTAGAAGCGATAGTTGAAATAATGCGTCTTTTTCTGCTGATGCCTAGTTGGATGTCAGCGTTGATACTGGCGATTTTTATGCTTTTAGCAATTGGCTATGTGATCACTATTGTTAAAGATAAATAGTCTGCTGGATGATTTTTCCCTTAACGTTCAACCTCGCACCCGCGGGGTTTCTTGCTTTCCTTTGCGCCTCTCCTGACCTAACATTGAAATATGATGTTACTTATGGGGAAAGGGATGTGAATTTTACATATGACATAAGTCAAGATGAGATGTTTTTAATTAATGGCGATGATACCAAGTCGCCTAATAGAAATCTCATTAGAGAAATGGTTAGACAGGAGCGTAACTACATAGAACGAGTTACAAGTTCTGGGGGTAATGTTTATCAGGCCGAACTTGATGTTAATGACGCCTTTGTGAATATTCTTACTTCAATAACTGACTTGACTGATCGGGATCTTTTCTCTGGCATTCACCTTCAAGAACAGATGGCTGCGATCAATTACGAGGCTGACTTAAGAGAGGAAGAGTTTAACAAAGAGATTGCGAAGCAAGAGAGAGGCCAGAAGGATGAAGATGAGCATAAAAATAATTCATCTAGCTCAGTCTTAGTTGTGGTGGTAATAGCGGTTATTGCTGTCATATCATTTATCGCTGCATCAATTCCTTGGTGAGAAAAATATCACAGTTATAGTATTTTCAATCAAAAGCTTAACGCATGACAAACAGCCACCTTAGGGTGGTTTTTTTATGCCTGGAGATAACCGATGTCAGAAGACTTGGGCAGTATTTATATTGAAATTGAGCTTGAAGTAAAACGCTTGCTTGATGGTGTTGACGAAGTAAACAGAAAACTTAACGAACTGCCTGAGGCTGCAAATAATGCTGCATCTTCACTTGATGACACCGAGCAATCTGCTGATACGTTAAATACTGGCTTGGGAAAACTAGCAGCGACTATAAAAGCAGTAATTGCAGCATCTGCGCTAAAACAAATGGCGGAGATGGTTCAGAAACATCAGGAGTATGCCGAGCGAGTCAGGATGGCAACCAGTAGTCAGGCTGAATTTAATGAGGTTCAGGAGCGGCTACTCAAGACTGCAAACGGGACGTTCCGAGCCCTATCGGAAGCACAAGAGCTATATATCACTACTGCGGCAAGCTTGCGCAGTATGGGATATACGACCAACCAGGCTGTCGACGTTCAAGATTCGATGTCTTACGCATTTGTTAAGAACGCGACCAGTGCAGACAAAGCAACTTCTGCAATAAGTGCGTTCTCTAAAGCGATAAACACTGGGAAAGTTGGCGCGGATCAGTGGGAGACTATCACTTCTGCAATTCCTTCCGTTATTGATGATATCGCCTCAGCAAGCGGGAAAACATCGGCTCAGGTTCGTGCGCTGGGAGCGGCGGGTAAACTTACCGCGAAAGATTTAACTGAGGGGCTTAAACAGTCACTTGAAGCTAACGAGTCCGCAGCTACGGGTATGTCTAATACCTTGGTTGACGCAACGGTTAGGATGAGTACAGCGATCACTTCTCTTTTGGTTGAAGTAGAGAGCGGCACTGGTGTGATCGAGGCTTTTACTGGTGGGATAATTAGTGCAGCAGATTCTATCCTTTCGTTCAGCCAAGACTCAGAGGGAATGGCATCAACTATCAACGCTGGAACGACTGCACTTACTGCTATGGCTGTTGTACTTGGTGCTCGGATGGCAGGGTCGATGAAGTCGGCGGGGGCGGCAAAGTTAGCTTACATAGCGGCTAGTACAAACCAGTTAAAAGCCGATTTAGCCGCTGCCAAAGCATCAGAGGCTGCTGCCGCACAGGCACAGCGGCGAGCTGCTGCAGAAGTAAGAAACGCTCAGTTAGATAGAGCTAGACTGCAAAACACTATTAACAATAACGCAGCTGCAAGGCAGAGCATCATTATGTCTGCTGAGCTGTCGGCAGCGCATCAGAGAGAAAGAGCTGCTAAATTAAGTCTGGTGCAAGCGAACGCCGCGCTTGCTGCTTCCACCGCTGCTGTTGGCGCAGCGTCAAAGGCTGCGTCAGTTGGTATAAAAATGGCGAGTGGAGCTATGGCAATGCTCGGTGGTCCTGTTGGGGCTGTAATGATTGCCGCAGCAGCTCTTTATTTTTGGTATGACAGCGCAAACAAAGCAAAGGAGGAAGCTATAAAGTTTGCTGACTCTCTTGATGGCGTAATAGAAAAGTTGGGTGAAATGACCCGCGCACAACTTGACGCAACGCTTGCCAAGACAGAGGGATCAATAATCGCTCAAGAGGAAGCGATTAGCAGTCTGAAAACTGAGCTTTCCAGCGCCAGAGATGCTTACGCAAAATTCACGCCAGAGGCTTTTAAATACGCTGAGTCAATAGGTCAAGGGATTGATTTTACAAAGAGACAGGCAGAGGCTAGTCGAAATCTAAGAGAAAAAACCGGGGATCTTGATAGCGCAAGCCAAAGACTAAAAAGCACTCAAGAGAAGCAATCGCGAATCCAAGGAGAATTAAGCATTAAGGTGCGGGAGGCCGATGTAGCTTTTGATATTTTGGCTCAAAATCTGAAAGAGAAATTCCCGAACGCAAGCGCTGCAACAATAGCTGCTATGGCTTCAACAATACAGGTCATTGACTCGCTGAAGAAGAAGGCCGCAGAGCCGATAGGTAATGCAGATTCTCGCAGTAGCGAAGGTGATAAAATAATTCTCAGCCTCGAAGAGCAGAATAAGCTTTTAAGCATAAAAGATGAGCGACTGAGGGCAGTGACAAGAGCCGAGATGGAAATGGCCAAAGTCGATAGCAGCGATGAGCAAATAGAAAATGCCAAATTGCTTGCAGGTGAAAACTACGACTTAGCGAAGGCCCAACAGGAGGCTAATAGCGAAAGCAACAAGTCGGCAAAAACAGCAGATGTTGCCGCGCAGTCTCTCGCTCAGCAGCAAGCACAGTTAGAACGACTAAATACCGGTTACGCCGACGGCTCGCTTGAGCTTGCTAAATATGACGCCGTCCAGGCGCTTGGTGCAAATGCTTCAGCGCAGCAGAAAGCCGCAGCAGAGGCGCAGGCTGAGTCTATATGGAAAGTTCAGAAAGCAGTTAAGGCAGCAGCTGAAGAAGAGCAGAAGCGCAAACAGGCCGCTCAGAACTTTACAGGATTGCAGTCTCAGTCCTCACCAGTTCTTGCCGTCGATAATCAGTACGCAATCATGCGTCAGCAGCTTGTCGAATATGCGGTATTTAATAAGGATAAAGTTACTGAAATTGAAGCTGTTCGCGCTTCGATCGAGGCACAATACCGACAGCAGCGAATGGATGCCCAGTGGCAGGAACTCAGCCAGATGGGATTAGGCTATGACATGCTTACAAGCGCGGTCGATTCTCTGGCTGGTAATGCATCGAACGCCATTACCGGGTTGATGACTGGCACCATGTCGGCGCAGGATGCTATGCGTTCGCTGGGTAATACCATCCTGAATAGTGCGGTGAACTCAGTCGTTCAGTTGGGCGTTGAGATGCTGAAAAACTTCATCCTATCTCAAACGCTCGGAGTGGCAACTCAGGCAGCAAACGCAGCAGCGGCAACGGCTGGCGGTGCGGCAGCTTTGGCGGCATGGACTCCAGCCGCTATTGCGGCGTCTATTGCTACGGCAGGGGCAGCATCAGGAACTGGATTGACGGCATACCAAACAGCTCAGGCCAGCGGGATGGCTCTTAGTGTTCTTGGCGGGCGTAAAAACGGTGGGCCGGTATCTGCTGGCGGTGTTTATCCGGTTGGAGAGGGTAACCTTCCTGAGTTTCTACAGACACAGCATGGCCTATTTATGATCCCTGGTGATAACGGGAAAGTATTTAGTAACAAGGATGTGAATGGCTCACCGACAATTCCAAAAGCATCTACTGGAATGGATCGACTTCACCAGTCAAATACAGCTAAAGATAGCGGTGGTAACTCACAACAAGGAAACAACCTTCCCCCTATTATCAATGTGTATCAGCAGGCATCTGGTGCAACAGTTGATGTAACAACAGAGAAGGGACTCAATGCTCAGGATGTCATTAATATCGTTGTCAGAAACATCATGGATGGACGAGAGATCAGCGGGGCTGTGTCAACCCATCACAATGCACCCAGAAGAGCTACTGGCTCATTGTGACGTAACAACTGCCTTGCTTTCTTTTGCCTCCCCATCTGCTAACATTGAAATATTATGTTACTTATGGGGATAGGGATGTGAAGAAGATTATCGGCGTTGGGCTAATGCTTATTTCCTGCTCATCAATTGCCAATGAGCGGTTATCATGTGAGTACTCTGTATCAGACTTGTCCAGCGGAACCCCTACGCCGTTTTATATAAAGGGAATTGGTAGTATTGACGTTATGGGAAAATCATTCAAGGCAACTAGGCCAGATGGTAGCTCTTCGCAAAGTCCCGAAATGACTAACGAAGAAAATGGCGTGATGATAGTTGATGATATAACGAAAATATTTGCAGCAAGCAAGGATAACTCTAACTTCTCAGTAAGTGACAGAATAAAAAAAGTATCAGAACAGTGGGGGAAATGCTCCATTGATAATGTTAAAAAAGAACAAGATAAAACAAAGTTAGATGTTGAAGATCAAATGAAAAGAATCACCTCCATTCCATGGAGTGGTCAAAAAGCAAATAACTTTTTCCTTAAAGAAACTCATTTATTCATGCTGTTGGAGTGCGGATGGGCTGGTAGCGTAGGTTTTTCAACAGGGCCTAAACCGCTAGTTATGCTTGGTGACTCATATTATAAGGCAGACAGTTCATCATTTAAAAATGGCGAATACTCCATAAAGTTTAATGGTGGCACAATGTGGGTAACATATAATCCACAAAAAATAAAAGGATATATCTCAGACTCACATAGTTTTACTCTATGCTCAGCGGTGCGAGTGGGAGATTAATTTAAAATTCAATTAATTAGCCCACTCAGGTGGGCTTTTTTAATGGGTAAAATATGCAAGCAATCGACTACCCCTCCTGGTTCCCGCTACCGCAAAAAGCGGATAAGAACATGACGCCTGATACTGGATTCCGCACAGACCAGCCGCAAGTCGGAGCACCGATATTCCAGAAGTTAACCGATGACCTGAAGGTTACGTGGTCACTTAAATGGATTTTCACACTTGACCAGGAGCGGGCATTTCAGCAGTGGCTACGCAGCGCGAACTATCTGGATAACTGCAATCGCTGGTTTCGGATGCGGGTTAACCTGGGTGGTTCGGGATTGCAGGTTCAGGAGCTGCATTTCACGGCCTATCCGGTTCAGACCTCGATAAACGGTAGCGTGGTGACATGGACCGGAACGGTTATCGCTAAGAAACTCAATAACGATGACGACGAGTTCGGTGACTGGATTGTTGAGATACCACCTCAGAACTGGGGTCTACTTGATATTGCAGTCACAGAGAAGATACCACTCAGCGGAGACTAACTATGAAATTGCGCGATTACCGGGCGCAGAGACCAATCAGAGTAACGTTTGACACCATCACTTTCTCCCATCCTTCATTCGGCGATATCCATTTAGTCAGTCTGCAAATCGAGCCTAAAACCCTGGGCGGCGTTGAGTATCAACCGACGAACTTTGAGCTGTCAGGCAGCCAGCAGAGCAAGACACCGATTATAGACGCGTCGGTTAAGTTCAGCCGGGCAGCCCAGGGATTTAAGCAGCAACTGAAAGCCTGGCGCTCTTACACCCGGATGACGCCGATTGTGGCCACGTTCCGGATGTTTGACTCAGCTGATGTTAGCGAGCCGATGAGTGAGTGGTCTCTGTATGTGAAAGATATCTCGCTGGATGCTGAATCAGTAAATGTGACGCTATCAATGAATAACCCTCTGAATAAGAACATCGCCAAGATTTATACGATGGACGAATTCACCGGGCTGGAGACGGTATGACACGCGATGAGTTTATTAACCGGATGCTCGACGTGCCCTGGTCTAACCGGGCCTGTTCGTTTGAGGCTTGCGACTGCTGGGGCTTGCTTGTGCTCTATTACCGGCACGTTCTCGGGGTAGAGATTCATCACGACGCAGGTTATGAAGCGGGTAGCGACTTCGTGACATGTCACAAAGAGGAATCTGTGTTCTGGGAGCCAGTACCGCACCCGGTCGAGGATGGTTTTTTCATCGGGTACCTGGGCAGTCTCCCGGCTCATATCGGACTGATTATCGACGGCCAGGCATTTCACAGCCGCGGGGAAAACGGCAGCGTCCGGATTGACCGGTTGATAGTGCTTGAGAAGAAATTTACCCGACTGGAGTATATGCGATATGCCGATAGTTGAAATCCAGCGAATAGCGGGAACCCCAAAGGAAAGAGTCGATTTAACAGTCGGCTCTTTTTTTTATGATGACTGGTTAGCAAAACAGCAGTTTCATTCTGACGTTATTATCATCGTGAACGGGCGCGAACTGGCTGAAGAGGATGAGTTAAATTTCCAGCTGGTACCGACGCATTACATCCAGGTGATTGACCAGCCGAAGGGCTTTATTGGCGACATACTAAAACCCGTATTCAATATCGTGACTAAGGTGTTTTCGTTCCTGGCCCCGAAAACGCCGTCATTTTCTATTGCTGACTCAAACGCGAAAGACAGTCCGAATAACCGCCTGACCGGGCAAACCAATACCGCCCGGGCATATCAGGCGAGGCCGGACATTTACGGGCAGGTAAGGGCGTTCCCTGACCTGATTCAGCAGTCTATTTTTGAGTACAGCAACAACCTTAAAACGGTCACCGAGTGGCTGGACTTAGGTATCGGGCATTACCAAACGGAAAGCGTCCGGTTCGCTGAGTCAGATTTTACCGCCATGGCAGGGGCCAGTTACCGGATTTACCAGCCGGGTGAAGTCATTCCTCTGATTAACGAGGGATTCGAATTCCCCGATATCGACGGGCAGGAATTACCGGGCCCGAATGAAAGCGAGGATATCCCGCAGCAGACAGCGACCGCCAGCCAGGTAGTATCGGGTCAAATTCTCGGTGGCGAAGCAGCGATTAAAATTATCCGGCAGGATGAGTTCGAGTATTTCTATGAGTTGACAAAGCCGCGTTCAATATCGATGACGGTCAATGTCAGCTACGACACGCCGCAGGGAACGGTTACTAAAGACGTCAAGATTGACGCTCAGCTGACGCGCGCAGAACGGACGGACGACGGGGCTTTAATCAGTCCTGAAGAATACTATGAGTTCTATTTCTCTAACCTGTCTGGTGCTGAGCTGGCTGTATTACCTGCGAACGCTATCGTAAACACAACAAAATTCATTCTCTATGATAACCAGTTCCTTAGTGTGGGCCCGTTCTTCTCGCCTGTGGACGGCGACCAGCTATGGCTGCACTTTCAGGCGCAGCTAGGAAGCGGAAACTGGTCAGATGCTGATATTGACTACTGGGAAGTTGATATTGATAACAATGAGATAGAGGGAACCAGAAAGAAATCAACAGTCAGTATGTCAGAGACTAATGGTTCAAGGACATATTACAAGACGGTGAAATTAACACTCGATACCAGTGGGCGTTATGCGGTTCAGGTAACCCGGACGGTCAACTCAAATGACCAGAGTGTGATGAAGATTGAGAATGCCCATATCATTCGCACCAAGCGTGATGTGATATTTCCGGACGATACAATTGTCGGGATCAGCATTCGCGCTACAGAGGCGCCAACCGGAGCAAGGGAGCGAAAATATAACCTCCTGGCTACGCGGAAAGTTATTTCCTACAACCGTGAAACACGAACAGTCGATTACACCCTAAGGCCGTCGCGCAGCTTTGCTGATGCAGTACTTCACTCCTGGCTAAAAACTGCAGGGGAAAGTGAAAGCCATATAGATATTGATGGCTTGTACCGCGTTTTCGATAACCTCCCGGACCCACGCTTAGGTTATTTTGATTACACCTTTGATGATGAAGATATATCGCTAGGCCAGCGCATAGAGACTATCTGCAATGTCGCTAGGGTGACGGCCTATTGGGATAATGCAGTCCTGACGTTCGCGCGTGAAGAGGCAAAGAAATATCACGCCACGACATTTAACCGGGCGAACATTACCGGCAATGACATGAAAATCTCATATGACATGTCGATGCCCAGCGGCTATGACGGTGTTGAGATTGAATATGTTGAACCGGTACGGAATAAGAAAGACTACATTCGCTACCGGGTGGATGAAAACGGTATTACCGAGGGGCTATCACGCAACCCGAATAAAATCATACTGCAGGGCTGCCGTAATCCCTATCAGGCGCGTGATCGGGCATTGCTGGAGGCTAACCGATTAATCTCACAGCGCACCACAATATCTGTAACCACCCTGGCTGACGGTGGCAACGTCTATCCGTCAGATATGGTGTTAATCGCTGACACCTACGATTCAAATCAGCAGGGCGGGTATATTACGGCGCAGGATGGAAACATATTCACGACCAGTGAGCGAATCAATTTCGACGGTGAGATGTTTGTCTATTTGACTAACATCAGCGGATATACCACGCAGCAATTTAAAGCCACTGCGCGAGATGATACGGACTTCGGGTTTATTGCAGACGTTCCGGCCGATATTCAATTAAATATCTATGACGGCGTAAATATCCAGTCGCCATCACGCTACGTCATTGCCACATCCGTGGAACATGAATTAATGAAGTGGACTGTGACAGATAAGCGCCCGTCTCCCGGTGAGAAATACGCCATTACAGCCTCTGAATATTTCGACGCGAAACCAGACTATAACGTCTAAACAAATAAATTAACCAACAGGCCAGCCATCGTGCTGGCTTTTTTATTGGAAGAAAGCTAATGGCCATACCAAAACCAACACAAAAGCCAGTGCCGTCGAACGACATCAGAGACTTGCCATTTAACTCGGAAAAGATGGATGAGTTCACGAATTCCGAAAGTTACACATATGTTGACCGTTTGGGAAAAAATCGTCGTACACTCGCTGGAATTGATAACGATGCAAATCGGGCGATGTTGAACTATGGCTATATCACGGCGGACTCTTTTGAGGCGGGTTTTACCCTCATCACTCCTAACACTATTTTACGCTGGCGCTTCAACGGCGAGTATTACCGCTGGGATGGGGACTGGTCAGGGCCCAAAGTCGTTCCCGCCGGCTCCACACCTGAGAGCGCTGGCGGGATAGGACAGGGTAAGTGGCTAGGCGTGGGTGATGCTTCACTAAGGAGCCAGCTATCATCGGAGCGAGTGTCTGTATTGCCGCCAGTAGGTACTCTATTAAGCTTGATTGGTGTCAGTTCTCCTGTTGGGATAGGTGCAATAAGCTACCGGGGCAATAAGCTTATAAACTGGATTGCTGATGGTGATTTCTCTTTAACATCTCACACTTTACTTTCCGAGCCTGTAAAAAATGATTTTAATGAGTATGTTTTAACGACAGACAAAGGCAAGTTCACATTCGTAACAGAAGAAGTTGAAAAATTGAGAGGGGGGCAGCTTGACGGCCCCAAGAAAGGTGATATTAGAGGGTGGGGCTATCGCTCCTATAATAGCGAGGCTGGACTGGGGGATTATCTCATAGCTGGAGGGTACAATAATACTCCAAACTTACTTAAAGCTGTGGGTTATTGTGACGAATTAACCATTCCGGGTAATAGCCATGCAACGTTCGCATTACAGGAACGGACTGTATTAGCCTCCGTTTTACTAATCAGGAACAATAAAAAAATATATGCCAATAATTCCCACTGGTATTTACTAAATACAAATAGCTTAACTCATTTCTCATTCATCCACTTTAAAGCTCGAGGAGAGTATGCGCGTATATATGATCTGAACTTGGTCGGTGACAGGAAAGTGAATAAATCAGGTGCAGAGTGGGGGTATGGGTTTCTTACCCGCTCCTACAAAAATCTCGAGCTTGTACGTTGTACTGCGCGAGAGTTTCACGGTGATGGATTCATTACTGCAATGGATACTTCCTACCCCGGAAAGACAAACGAGCAGATAACATTAAACGAATGCCGCGCATGGAATAATGGCAGACAGGGGTTGAGTATCATCGGCGGTCAGGTTACCGTCATCAATAATGAATTTGATTTCACTAACGGCACAGACCCGATGTCCGGTATTGATATCGAGCCGGAGCCAAATATGCCAGCTGATTTAGATGTTAAAATAATCGGCTCGACGTTTAGAAAAAATAATGGAGCAGGTATTTTAATAGCACTCGGTAATGCGTTCTCCTCTCCGTTACTGGAGGGGAAAACCGTAGTTGATATTAACATCGTCATAGACTCCCCTTATATTCTTGAGAACAGAACAAGAGGATATAAAACAGATACAGCATTAAGGATTGTTTCCGGACCTATTGATTATGACAATGCCGTGTTTACGAATAGATTGGTTGGAAAAATTACCATTAACAATTACAACATTATTCGTCCGGCCTATGGTGCTATAGCGATTGATGACCACTATTCTGAATGCGTTCCTATTTTCTTGAATAATGGTTACATTGAAGATATTTGCCGCTACTCGCAACTTGGCGAGGAAATCCCCTCTGCAGGACTTGTAAAATTTGGATTCCGGTCAGGTAAAATGCCGTTATCACCAAATTACAAGCAAGGGCGAGTGGTAATTGATGGCCTGACTTATCATGATTCACACGGGACAACTTTCAGCCCCACTGCGACATATAACAATCACCGTGTTAAACGCCCATTCCTGAATATGTCAGACAAACCGATGACAAATGTCAGTGAATGGTTGACGGTACGGAATTTTAAAACAAACATCCGATTAGCTGATGGACCGTATTTATTCTGGAGAATGTACGGGGCGAGATATGAGGGAAAAAACCTCGAGGTCCCCATGTCGGGGAGTTTGTTCGGAAATGATGCGTACAACTATGGTGAAGGCGTAAATATTGCTCTCATGCCAGTTGTACCAGGAACATCGCAGGATATGACACTCCCGCTGGCTGAAAACATGATTGACTCTACAGTGCACTTTATCAGGAGACATGCATCAACGGCTCAAATAGTTTTCCGTGGTAACTCAGGGGATAAAATCAGAACACCGGCAGGTGCCTTGGTTGACTCTGTGACAACGACAGAGGCGCGTGGGTTACATCGGTTCTATAGTTTGACTAATGGGATCTGGGTTCAACTGTAA